TATGGAAATTGACCAACGATGGATTGTGGACCACGCAGCTAACAGACAAGATTTCATTGACCAGTCGCAATCCATTAACCTTTTCTTTAGACCGGATGTGAATGTAAAATATCTTCATGCTGTGCATTTTCAAGCATGGAAACAAGGATTGAAAACGCTATACTATTGTCGTAGTGAAAAATTAGCAAAAGCAGACAAAGTATCGCGTAAGATTGAACGACAAGTGATGGAAGAAATTGATTTAAAAGCATTAGCAACAGAAGATGTATGCCTTGCTTGCGAAGGTTAGGAGATTCTAAATACGGCAAAATCAACCGGATAACTGGAGTATAACTTGAAGCCAACACTTGCTATTTTCATGCATCAACCAATGTGTTCGATACAAGGCGGTAATGCAATCATGGCAGTGTTGGAAAGTAAATACAAATTCAAAATCTTCACAAAGCATTCACTTGAAGAAGATTTTTTCGATGATGTTGATGCAGTAGTTTTCCCTGGTGGTTTTGGTAATTCAGATTCTTTTGATTATTTGCTCAAGAATAACGGGCAAAGAATAAAGCAGTTTCTAAATGATGGTGGTAAGTATCTAGGCATTTGCATGGGTGCATATTGGGCTGGTAGTTATTACTTCGATATTCTTGACAGCGTAGATGCTGTACAGTATTATAAGCAACCAACAGCAGATACTCGCCGTCCACACACAAAGAATATCTCTATCATTTGGAATGGTCAAGAAGATAAAATGTTTTTTAATGATGGATGTGCATTGATTGGTGACAGAACTAAGTTTGAAACGATTGCTACATATGCTAATGGCGATCCAATGGCTATCATGCAGAACAATATAGGTTTGATTGGATGTCATCCTGAAAGTTTTCCTCACTGGTATGATTCCTATCGTTGGATGCGTGGGCTGTACCATGAAGGGCGCCATCATAAATTACTGTTGGACTTTGTAGACAAATTAATGGAGAGATAATGAGAAGATTATTACGATTTACAGCATCATGGTGCAAACCTTGTGCTATGTTATCAAGAACATTAGAAAGCGCAGAACTTAATCTGCCTATTGATGTTATTGATATTGATGTATATCCTGAAACTGCATCTGAATTTGGCGTTCGATCTGTTCCAACTTTGATTATGATGGACGGTAATGTAGAAGTAAAACGAATGAGCGGAAGTAAAACAACTAAAGAACTACAAGAGTGGGCACAGAATGACTAAGAAAAAAAGCAATTTAATGCATGACAGAAACAGTTTCAAACCGTTTAACTATCCATGGGCTTATGACGCATGGCTTAAACATGAACAGTCTCACTGGATGCATACTGAAGTACCGATGTTAGAAGATGTAAAGGATTGGAAGAACAAAGTAACAAAAGAACAAAAGCAGTTTCTTACGCATATTTTTAGATTCTTTACACAAGGCGACATTGATGTTGCAGGTGGTTATGTCAAGAACTATCTGCCTTATTTTCCACAACCAGAAGTACGCATGATGTTATTAGGCTTTTCTGCGCGTGAAGCATTGCATGTTGCTGCATATAGTCATTTGATTGAAACATTAGGTCTACCTGAAACAACATATAATCAGTTTCTTGAGTATCAGCAGATGAAAGACAAACATGATTATGTTTTAGATTTGTCTAATACGAATGGTGACATGCAATCTACAGCAACGCATATCGCAGTATTCTCTGCATTCACAGAGGGTATGCAATTGTTCTCTTCATTTATTATGCTGTTGAACTTCCCACGCCATGGCATGATGCGCGGCATGGGTCAGATTGTTACATGGTCAATCGTTGATGAAACCATGCATACTGAATCGATGATTAAACTATTCAGAACTTACATCGAAGAGAATAAAGAAATCTGGAACGATGAACTTAAAGGTCGTATCTACGAAATTGCTACTAAGATGGTCGAACTTGAAGACCGTTTCATCGATCTTGCATTTGAGATGGGTGATATGCAAAATCTTACAGCAGCAGAGGTTAAACAATACATTCGTTATATTGCAGACCGTAGACTAATCTCTATGGGCATGAAAGGTATTTTCAAAGTAAAGAAGAACCCACTACCATGGGTCGAAGAAATGATTAACGCACCTACGCATACAAACTTTTTTGAGAACAAAGCTACAGACTACGCCAAAGGCGCTCTGTCTGGTGATTGGCAAGACGTATGGGGTAAGGCTGCATAACCAAAGGAAATTAAATGAATAGTGTTCATCATCACTGTGAAGACTGTGATTCAGAATTCACAATTCGTTATGATGAGAATAAATGTGAAGACGATCCCATCTACTGTCCATTCTGCTCGGCCTATATATTAGACCTAGAAGAATCAGGAGATGAGGATGAATAGTGTGGTTATATAACGGAAAAGAGTTTACTGAAGACCAAATCGGCGATGCGTTTGGTTATGTCTATTTGATAACCAATCTCAAAGACAATCGCTACTATGTAGGGAAGAAATTCTTTACTAAATCTAGTCGTAAACAAATCAAAGGCAAGACTAAGAAAATCAGAGTAAATTCTGATTGGATGAAGTATTGGGGTTCTAGCAAGACGGTCCAAGAAGATGTTGAAAAACTTGGACCGGAGAACTTCAAGCGTGAGATATTGTACCTTTGTAAGACTAGATCAGAATGTTCCTATTATGAATCTCTAGAGATATTTACTAGGGGTGCTCTGATTAAGGAAGAATACTATAATGATTGGGTGTCTTGTAGGATCAGAAAGGCTCATCTAAAGAATCTTCTAATCTAAAGGCACACCGATACTTATCCCTTTTTGTGGCTAAATTGAGGGCGAACTTAATTAATCACCTAAACGGGTTGTGCAGCACAGCAGAGTTTTACTAAATAAGTGTATGGCAATCTCGCCATTCTCATAAGGAATAACATGCGAACCATTAAACTTATTATATTGTCATTAATCGAAGCCCGTCAAAAGCAGGCTAAGATGATGTTAAAACACCGCTATTTAACTATTGAATAAAGGAAGAAAAATGATGTTTCTAGATACTTACATTGACGCATTCCAGCGCGTAAAAAAGACTTGGGTTGACCTGTATGTTAAGGAAGAATCTGTAGCCAAACCCATGAACGAGTTTGTCGATGCACAGACACAATTTGCTAAAAATATGACACGCATTGCAGACCAATTCGTTTCAGCAGAATGGACTAAAGCATACACAGCAGCTATGCAACCAAGCGCCTGGTACGGAATCAAACCAGCGAAGTAATTCTTAGGGGGTATCGTGTAGGATTATTTTTTCATACATAGTAATATGAAGAAAGAAAAACTTACGATACCCGATTCCACTTTACTTGCTAGCCATGTCGCAAAGCATATGCAATCATGGCAACCCGTAACGCGCAACAATTGGGTAATTAAATTCTCTATTTACAAAAGCAATATTCTTTTGCTTTTTACTTCCTCATATACTGGGCAAACAATCATTCGGTCATTTCAGAATGAAGACTTAGCAGTTGAGTATATAAACTTCATAGTAGCCCAAGACCCACAAGAAGAATATACTCTGTAAAGATTACCACTTATATAATTTACCTGTGATATACTATGGAAATGTCAGACGAAGAACTTAATAAAATACTGGATGAAATGTATGAGCGATTCGATACATTACCTAATCCATTTCAAGAGCCTATTCGTTTTGCACATCATGTAAAATTATATCGTTTCTATAAAGAGCGTGAACTTGCTGCTGAAGCACCTACAGAAGTTACTGAATCTCCATTAAACGAAGCGATATGAAGATACTTGATACACTGGATGAATTTGTTTCTTACTTGACAGAAGATCCGGTACGCCCATCGATTCCCGTTGAGAAACGATTTGGACATAATCGTTTTGTTTTTATCGTAGAAGGTAAAGATAAACCCGCAGCTATTTTATGTTGTTCACTTGAACCCGCTGTACCCACAAAAGAAAATGAATTATTTACTGAGGGCGTTCCTTTAGTAGCAATTTTCTATTCCATTTGGTCATACGAAAAAGGTACTGCAAGAGAACTATTGTTCGAAGCAGTAGATTACATCAGAAAAAATTTAGGGATTGATCGTTACGTAACGCTCTCGCCCAAGACCAAAATGGCGTATAATTTTCATACTAAGAACGGTGCAGTAATACTTCAAGAAAATGAGGAAACAATTAACTATGAGTACACCACTAGCACCACTCACTAAAGAAGACTTTGAGACACGCAAGAAAGCATATATTGATTATATGTGTATGAACATTGAACAAGAAGATTGGCACGCCGTATCCGATGCTGCTAATGATTTGCGCGTACTAGAAGCATCTTTTACTAAAAAACCTGAGAAATGGACACCTGAGCATCCAAATACTAAACTATTGTTGGATTGATTATGTTATATCATAACATCGAGTTGTTCCCTACAGTTGTTCAAGCAAACGAACTTGGGCGCGAATTCACAGAATTTGAAAAAACGATATTTGAGAATATTGGAAAGAATCAGCGAAACAACGAAGGCAATAAAACAAGTACCGATAATTATGTACTGAAGCATAAAGGATTATCGAAACTGTATGCTGAACTAAACGATTCTGTCAATAATTATTTCAGAGAAGTTTATAATGCTAAAGACGATGTTAGTCTATACATCACACAGTCTTGGATTAACTATACCACAGCGTTTCAGTTTCATCACAAACATCTACACCCCAATAGCATTTTATCGGGAATTATTTACCTCGATGTTGATGAAGAGAATGATAGAATATTGTTTTATAAGCACGAAGATAAATCAAATATAACTATACCACAAAAAGATTGGAATCGTTATAATTCTACTTCATGGTGGTTACCTGCTAAGACAGGCACAATATACATTTTTCCTTCTACGCTAACGCATATGGTAGAAACTAAGAAACAAAACAATCTTCGCGTGAGCCTTTCGTTTAATACTTTTGTCAAAGGAAATCTAGGACATAGTAACGATCTGACAGAGTTGATTCTATGACGCAAACTACAAACATCACAGAAATTCAAGGCATATTTCACGAAGTAGGTTTAACGGAAGAAAATAGTTTTAGAAATCCAGAGAGTATCAAACAAGAATTGGTAACGAAACTAATAGCCGAAGTATACAATAACGGTTGTATAGAATTTACTAAACAGTATGACGGTGATAGTAATGCTATAACTTATAGGGCTAGAATGTTTGTAACACCTGATTCTATATGTAGGATATTAAAGAAAGAATATAATGCAACAGTTAGAAATTAAATTTTTCTGGCCATTGACGGAACAGATTCCTCTTGACCTAGACTTTACGCATTCTGAAAATTATACGATAGAAAAGAAAAATCGTATGATTACAAATGGCGATTAAATAATGGGAATTTTTACTGATAATCAAATTATCAATGTTGGCGGCCAGTTGCGGCCCGTTGTTTCTGGTACTGGCGGCGGATGGTCAAGTGGTGGTGTTGGCGGTGGTGGTTCTGGTTATGACGGCAGTTACACCAACAATACATCACAAGACCAGGTTATACAAGGCAAAATGTTGACTGTCACCAATGTCATTAAACTGCATGACTGGGAGATGCTAACGGAACATCATATAAAAAGAAAAATGATTTACGAACTAGCCGAAGAAATGGCTCAAACTAACTTGATTGAATTTACAAGACAAAATGATCCTGTTAATTATTGTGTAAATGTCCGAGCAAGATGTTTTATGGTGCCTGATACACTTATTCGCATCCTAAGAAAGAATGGAATAAAATGAACAAAAACTTTTGGGGTGAACCTGATGATATCGAACCCTTTCCAGAGTGGATGCTTGCGGAGACTTATCGCAACGGTGGTCAACCCAAGAGAAAAAGTAAATCGCTCAATGAAGCAATTATCGAAGCGATGAAGAAGCCAGCAGTACCCATCATTATACAAGACCCAACGAAAGAATAATTATGTTTATGTTTGATGTGGAGACTCTTGGTAAAGAGTCCAATTCCGTTATGCTATCGTTAGCCGCTATCTACTTTGATCCTGCGACTAAGCCATCACCTCAAGAATTGCGCGATTCTGCAATTTTTATCAAATTCAATGTAGAAGATCAGATTAAACGCCTGCACCGAAAGGTTGGTAAAACCACTATGCAATGGTGGGCAAAGCAATGCGATATTGTCAGGGCTAGATCATTCAATGTTAGTCCAAACGATGTTATATTTGAAGATGGCTATGAGAAATTGCGCCAATGGGCAAAATCTAAGAATGATAAATCGTGCTATGTATGGGCGCGAGGCAATCTTGACCAGTTAATCGTAGATTCTTTTGAAGAGCAATTAGAACTTGAGCCGATCTGGCCATTTCAACGATGGCGCGATGTTCGCACGGCAATTGATATATTCTACAATACAAATAAAGGTTACTGCAAAGTAGATTACCCCGGTTTTGATCCGGCTTTGCATATCACCAAACATTGCCCCATAGACGATTGTGTATATGATATCATGCAGTTAATCTATGGAAAGGAAGAATGATGATTAGAATTGGTGACATGGCAATCAATGCGAAATATGTTATGAGCGTCATGTATGATAAGATAGACAATCGTTCTATAGTGCATTTTATTGATGGTAGCATGAAAATGATAAGCCATTCTGAGATGGCTTATGACCAGTTAGTTAAAAACATTGAACGGGAACAGCAAAGGTACGCATTTAAATGAGGTACTACTCTTACAATGAAATGGGTGACGATGGTGAAAACATTGTTGTCACTAAATCAGAAACAGATATTTTGCATGAGTATTGGCCTTATTGGTATGGAAGGATGTGTGAAAAATTTGGTAAAGAAGTTGTTCATGCAAATTATTCGTTTCACGAATGTCTTGAAGATTGGATCGTTGTGAATTGGGCATGGGAGGTA